CTACAAAATAGCGTGTAGGGCCGTTTTTTTGCTGAAATAGAGCAATGTTGTCCTGACGGACCCCTGGGTCAACTGACCCGTGATATTCGACTGTAGAGTCATCTCCGTAAGCTTTTTTCAAAGATTCAACTATATTTTTTATATCCTCAACATAATTTGCCCAGATAATAACCTTACCCTCAGTTTCATCAAGTAATTGCATTAGAGCATTTATTCGATTGTTTTTTAGATGTGTAATTTTACCATCGTCCGCCTTAAAATGGCCACAAGTTATTTGATGCAATCTCATCATCTGTGTCATTACATTTACAGTAGACATAACTTCACCACTATCCAACATAGCTAAAGCCATTTGTTTCATTTGATCGTAAGCTTTGTCTTGTTCTGGTGTTAGATCTACAAATCTTTTTGTAAAAACTTTGTCGGGTAAATCTAAACAATCTTCTTTCAACACACGATAAGAAAAGTTTTGTAATTTTTCTGTAAGTTCATCAAGACGTCTATAACTACCAACAATTTGCACACGACGACCGCCAAAATATTTTTCTACCATGTGAGCATACCTAGCTCTATACGCGTAATATGAATCATAACCCAAATGAAAAGGGTCTAAGAACATGCATTGACTGAACAAGTCAAGCGGTGACTTTGTAACGGGAGAGCCGGTTAAAATTCTACGATAGTTTGCTAGATCCCCTATCTTTAAAATATTTTTTGTTCGCTTTGCTGTCGGGTTCTTGATCGTCGTAGATTCATCAATCCCAAATAAAGCTCTTCCACCAAATATGCTAAGGAATCTATCGGCAAAGTCCAGACCTTTTGATGTAGAAAAAGCTTCTACGTTCATTATCAATATCTTAAGTTCATCTTTTCCATCAAACAAAGTGTCTAGTTCGGCTTGTTTTTTCTTTGACATAATCGGTTCCCACAATACTTTTGAATATTCAATGTGTTCTGCCATATGTGTAGGAAACTCAATTTGATCCCAGTTCTTGTAAACACCTTTCGGTGCAACGACTAAAGCAGCGCGGATCGCGCCTTGATCGTAGAGCATAGCAATATTATCCACAAGTACTTTAGATTTACCTGTACCCATCTCCATAAATAGGGCATATGTCTTTTCAGCCCATGACTTTTCCAAAGCTTTGAGCTGATGCTCGTACGGCTTTGTCTTAAACTTATACTTTATCATAATTTATTTTACTTTCTTGTTGACAATTATATATTCATATATAAATTAAAGTCAACAATAGAAATTAGAATATGAGAAATCAATTTTTTGAACTGTACAAACCCGATAGTTTACAAGACTTTTTGTACTTTAAAGAAGCAAATCCAAAAGAACCTATGGTTTATGTTTTACAGCATCCACCAGAAAATATTAACATTATGTCAGCACAAGACTATGGAACGTTAGTTTTTTGTTTACCTGAAAGATCGCAGTTGGTGTTTAGTGCAGCGCCCTTTGTAAGAAAAATGCAAAAAAATTTAAAAGATTTTCAGCCAAGAGATTTTATACTATGCATTGGTGATCCTGCTATTATAGGTTTATCAACTTATATTGCTGGTGATAAAACAAACGGTTTATTTAACATGTTGAAATGGGACAGACAGGAAAGAATGTATTATCCATTGACATTTGATATTCATCAAAGATTAGAAACAGGAAGAATGGCATTTAGAGACGGAGGTGTTGCCGGAGGAAACAATTTTGATTATGCAAAATCACAACACGACATTACTATGAAATATTTAAAAGACATTGGTGAGAACCATATTGCGGAACAGGTTAGTAAAAAAACTCCTGAAGAACTTAATTCAATATTAAAAGATCCAGTTTACTTGGTAAAAGAACCACTAAGTGAAAAACCAACCAAAAGAAAGAAGAAAAAAATATGAGTATGATGTCATATGAAGACCTAGAAGCAGATCAACAGGAGATATTAGACAAATCTGATATCAATAGTTTGGCTGACTTTTGCAAAGAACTGAAAGCTTACGAGGATGAGATTGCAGAACTTGAAGAAAAAATAAAATACAAAAAAGAAAAGATGGACAAGATTAGTTCAGAGATAATACCCAACATGCTAGCAGAGCAAGGGCTATCATCTTTGAAATTAGCTGACGGTAGTGCAGTAGAAGTGAAAAAAGTTTACAACTGCACAATTAGAAAAGACAATATCGATTCAGCTTACACATGGCTTCGTGAAAATGGACTGGGAGATATCATTAAAAATGAAGTTTCCGTACAGTTCGGTAAAGGCGAGGATAACAAGGCCCAACTTTTGTTGGATCTTGCAGTGAGCAATGGGTACGAACCTCAACAAAAAACAAAAGTTGAGCCGATGACCTTAAAAGCTCTGTTCAGGGAGCGTGTCGAGGCCGGCCTCGATATGCCCTCTGAGTCTTTCAGTGTATTCGTGAAAGACCAAACTAAAATAAGCCGGAAATAACGAATCATGAACAAGGAGAAAAGAAACATGAATCAAGTAGCTAAAAAAGAAAACTCAAGCGTGGCTCTAGCGAGCATGTTTGAGACCGACGGTGCTGCAGGCATGGATAATATGGGTAGCGAAGATTTTGCTATGCCATTTTTACGAGTGCTAGGGCAGCTATCACCCGAGATAAATAAACGGGACGCCAAGTATGTTGAGGGGGCTGAAGCAGGTATGATATTTAATACCGTGACTAAGCAAACATACGACGGTGAAAAGGGTCTTAACGTAATTCCTTGCGGTTACAAAAGGGAATACGTTGAGTGGAGTGATAGAGGCGAGGGCACAAGTGCTCCCGTAGCTATTCACCCTGTCAGCAGCGGCATCATTAAAGAAGCCAAAAGAGGTGCTGACTTTAAAGATAGATTACCAAACGGCAACTATCTTGAAAACACTGCGTCATACTTTGTATTGACTGAAGATATGGGGCAGGCTTTGATCACAATGAAATCAACACAGTTGAAAGTAAGTAGATCATGGAACTCGATGATGAACACCATCAAGCTGAAAGGTAAGAATGGTTTGTTTACACCGGCTTCCTATAGTCACGTGTATAATCTTGGCACAGTGCAACAATCAAATGATAAGGGAACTTGGTTTGGTTGGAGCATTACTAAGGTTGGTCCCGTACAAGAAAAAGAAACGTATGAGGCCGCAAAACAGTTTGCTGCGAGCGTTAGTACCGCTTCAGTGAATCATGGTGAAGGTGAAACTAAGTCGAAAGCACAAGACTCAGTTCCATTCTAACATGGCAGAGACGCGTAAGTACATCCCCCCTTACGCGTCTCATTCGTTTGACGAAAGGTGGTCTGAAGAGGATCGTCTTTGGGAGATGAGTCTAAAAGAATCAAAGAGACAAAAGAAAGAGAGACTAGATAAACTAAATGACAGACAGAAGAAGATATCATCAAAAGTATTACCGTATGAGGACGATTGCAAAACTGACAGTCCGAGTACAAAGATTAGAGTATCTACTAAAGACAATGCGTGAAAGTCCAGAAGGACAAGCTTACCTCGATAGAAAAATGAAAGAGTATCAAAAAGTATACAGAATTAATAATAAAAAGAAACTGAAGGAATACAGAGAACAGTATGCAACGCTTTAAAGAAATATTTGAAGGCAACAACAGCGCATATGGTCAGCTGATACTCAACGGAGCTAAGACAGCAAAGGGAAAAGCAGAAGGTAGGGCTTTCATAAAAAGAGGTTTCATTACAGACGAAATGTGGAACAACCACATAGAGGGAGCCAAAGATGCAAATGGTAGATTATTACCTGCGTTAGGTGTCATACCTATAAACGAAGAAAACAAATGTAGGTGGGGTTGTATTGATATTGACATATACAATCTTGATCACGTAAAACTTTTACAAAAAATACAAGCACTAAACTTTCCCTTGATAACATTTAGATCTAAGTCAGGTGGAGCACACGTGTTTTTGTTTACAAAAGAATTTATTCCTGCAGGTGTTATGCAGTCCAAACTTGAAATAATGTCAGAAGCGTTGGGTTTTGGTGGTAGTGAAATTTTTCCAAAACAAGATGCCATTGAAATGGATAAAGGAGATACAGGTAATTTTTTAAACTTACCTTATCATGGAGGCATAAAAGGTCTGAGATATGCTCTTACCGAGAAAGGTGAGGCTGCTAGTTTAGAATCATTCTATTCTATGTATGACTCATTTGCACAAACATTGGAGTCATTAGATAAAATAAATATTGTAAAAACAAAAACTAAAAAAGCTGAAGAAGCTTTTCCAGATGGTCCACCATGTTTAAATCAATTAGCTATTGATGGGTTTGGTGAGGGTTCCAGGAACAATGCACTGTTTAACGTAGCTGTGTTTTGTAAGAAAGCACATCCAGATGATTGGGAAAATCAAGTTGGTGTGTACAATCAAAAGTATATGGACCCACCACTAAATTATTCTGAGGTTCAAGTTGTAATAAAGTCTGTGACAAGAAAAGGATACGATAAGTATCGATGTAAAGATCAACCAATCTGTGGTGTTTGTAATGCTGCCAAGTGCAGAACAAAAATACACGGGGTTGGTTACAAAGAAGAACAAATGCCAGAGATGGATTCTTTGTCAAAAATAAAATCAAATCCTCCACAATGGTTTTTAAATGTAGACGGTAAAAGAATAGAACTAAAAACAGAACAGTTACACAACCCAAACTTATTTGCGATTGCAGTTTTGGAACAAGCAAACATTGTTTGTCCTATACCAAAAGGACCTGACTGGAGAGAAATATATTTAAAAAACTTGATGGAGAAAATACAAGAGATAGAGCCTTTAGAATCATTAGATCCTACAAATCAAATTGTAGATTTGTTGTATGAGTTTACAGTAAACAGACCGCAAGCAAGAGCGAAAGATGACATTACAAATAAAATGTCTTGGACTGATTCTGGTTTTACATATTTTAGAATGGCTGACTTTTTTAATTTTTGTAAAAAGAATCACTGGGAACTTGACAAAACAAAAACATACAACCTGCTTAAAACACTGAAAGATATATACAACGGTGAAGAGAGACATGATATAAAAAATTCACGACCTCGTTTGATAAAAATAAAAGCGATGAAACAAATAGAAACAAAAGTTAGTAAAGTAGAATACCAGGGAGAAACACCATTCTAATGCAGTACATACACATAGCAAAGGTTAGGGAATGGATGAAAGATCGTGGAATACTCAGAGGGTTTGAACAAGATACTTTACGTCGTAAAATAAGACTGGGTAAGTTTGCAGCGCCTTGCGTTCGCATAGGAAACACACCTTACTTTTCAGAAGAGGGTTTACATAAATGGTTAGAGGATAATACAAATTGAAAACAATTATACTAGGACCACCAGGCACAGGCAAAACAACTACACTACTAAACTTAGTAGAAGATTTTTTACGAGCTGGAACTGACATAAGAAAAATAGGATACTTTTCTTTTACAAAGAAAGCTGCGTGGGAAGCGGTGTATAGAGCTGAAGAAAAATTTATGATAGATCGAAACGAAATACCATACTTCAGAACATTGCACTCACTTGCTTTTGAAATACTTGGTTTGAAAAAAGACAGGGTCATGAAGCACGTGGACTACAAAGACTTTGGTAAACAAGTAGGTATACCGATACAGTCGGCATGGCATAGTGATGAAGATGGGTTGTTTAATTCAGACAACGAATACCTAAGACTAATTAACAAAGCACGTGTTCTGGGTATACCTGTACTTGATCAATACGATAAAAACGAGCATAGTCTGGACATTGAGCGAGATCTATTATACCTTTTAGATCAAGAACTTAAACGATACAAAAAAGAAAAAGGACTTATAGATTACAATGACATGTTGGAGCAATTTGTTAGACAAGATGTTTCACCGACTTTTGACGTATTATTTATTGATGAAGCACAGGACCTCTCACCTTTGCAGTGGCGAATGGTCAGGGCTCTTTGGAAGAAAGCAGACAA